CTTTATCTGCTTCTTGATCAATTAACCCTTTAGCTAAACGAACTTCAGCGCTTACTTCATCTTCTAACTCTTTAGCTTCAGCATCATCTGGCTCTTCTGTATCAACCTCTTTTCTTTCGAATTCACCACGTGTAACATTTTTAACAGCAAAGGGTAACAACTGCTCAATATTATCTTGAACATACTTTACTACTTTTTCACTACCAGGGTTATCACCATCAAATAATTCAGCATGTACCTTAGGTGCGAGTTCCTTCAGTGTATTAGTAATATAAGTGGATGAAGTAGCTTTCTTTCTTAAAGCTTTAGCCACATCTTCATCTAACATATCCATACGTACTAAAGCACTAATTAAAATAAGATTTTTTACTCTTGATGTAGCACTCAAGCCTTTACCATCTTCAGTTCTGTATTTTTTAAGCTCTGGCCCTAGATTAGCGCCTTTAACCATTGATTTGTAAGTTTTTTCTTCTAAAAACTCTGTTCTGTTGATTAAATCACTAAAGGAGCTATAATTATCGTAAATATTAAAGGAACTCATATAATATATTTATACCTATGAAGCTGAATTATAAAGATTTTAACCAGATGAATAAGAGAGAATTGTGTAAAATACCCGGGGTTGGTAGAACCACAGCTTCGCGAATTTTGGGATTTAGACCTTTTAGAAGTAATGATGATTTATTTAAAGTAAAAGGTTTAGGCAGAAAAACTCTTAAGAATTTGGGAATTGAAAAAACTAAAAAGAAGAAGAAAAAGTGGTACACTATTGATGGGGTAGATTACCCAGATAATTGCTTGGCTAAAGATAAGCGTTATGGAACTATCGACTTCTTTTGGCGTATTGATAAAGAACATAGAGAAAGTATTAGTGAACCATCAGCATGGGTTTTAAGAAATCGAAGAATTAGTGAACGTATTAGAGCAGAGGGACCTGATGGTCCTATGAGTAGGTATGTAGATAATTCTTATATGTGGGAGCCTGGGTTTAAGTTCGATTGGGAAGATTGATTATCACATAAAATATAATAACATATATTATGTGCGCTATTTTTGGTTCTTTTAATACTTCTATGTTTGAAGTCTTGTATGAAGCAAACAAACAAAGAGGTAATTTCGCTAGTAGTATAGTAAGCTTATCTGAAGATGATCAGTTTATTAAGAAGAAAAAAGGTGATATAGATTTTGACAAATATACTCATCAACCTAAAACAAATTACTACTTAGGTCATGTACAAGCTCCTACATCTTCAATGAGAGCTTATAGTTATGATACTTCTCATCCCTTTGAGTCAATATCGTGGCTTGTATCTCATAATGGTGTTTTAACTAATCATAAAAAATTAAACTCTCTTTACGGTCTTAAGACTAGAGTAGATACTGAAACGATAGTAAACGTGTTAGAGTACCTTACACATAAAGAGCACAAGAAAGGTAAAGTTATAGTTAATCCTGCAAAAATAATTAAAAAGACGTTAGAAAAGTTATCCGGTACTTTTGCTTTAAGTATTGTTTTTTGTGATACAAATGAAGTATTTCTAGCTAGATCCGGCTCGTTGTTACATTATAACAATAATGGCGATTATTCTACATTAACCGGAGAAGGTCTTAAAGAATTACCGGAAGGTGTATTAGTAAAGCTTAATAATAAAACTCATAGATGGAATAAAGTAAGTGAGTTTAAACATGATTCACCCTTTTCGTTTATATGATAGAAAATATGATATTTTCAGCTACCGCTGGAAGAGATATAGATACGTTGCTTTGGAAAACTTCAGAGAATTCATCTGTAATTTTTAAACAAAACAATACCGACTCTTTACAGAAGGTTTATAATAAAGCAATAGATTTTGCTATTCAAGAAAATGTACAAAATTTAATTTTAGTACATGATGATGTAATATTAGAAAACCTTACTGATGAAAGATTAGAAAAATTATTTAAAAAGTATGACGTAGTTGGCTGTGCCGGTACAACTGAGGTAAATTTATCACCACCAGCGCTTTGGCACTTAATGGGTGGAGGGTTTGGGTCAAAAAATTTACATGGAGCTGTTGCCCATGGCAATGAAAAAGAAAAGAACATGACATCATTTGGTTCATACCCTCATAGAGTAGTAATAATTGATGGTGTCTTTATGGCTATTAAAAGACAGGTATTTCAAAAGATTAAATTTGATGAATCATGCCCTTCAAAATGGCATTTTTATGATTTAGACTATTCGATGCAATGCCATAAAGCAGGTTTTAAGGTAGGTGTTGGTGATATTATAGTAACACATAACTCCCCTGGTTTAACTTCATTTACTGAAGAGTTTAATAAAGGTCAGGAGTGGTTTTTGAACAAGTGGAAAAGCAAATAAAATATAATATCATTATATTGTGAGTAAATTGGACTTAGATTATTTCGAGAATGTTCTTATCTATAAGTCCCTTACTGATGGAACTTATCTAGCATCTGTTGCTGATTTTGTAAAGCCTGAGTACTTTAAAAATAAAGCTATAGCTAGTATATTTGCTATTATTAAAGAATTTTCTGAGAAACGCAATAAGCTACCTACTACAACTGAGATAAAATCTCATTTAGTAACTGATGAACAGAAAGAATCCTTTAAGGAGTTAGTAGTATCGTTTAATGATATTGATAAAGACTTAGATAAAGATGAATTGTATGATAATACAGAGCAATTCTTAAAAGAGAAAGCTGTTTATCATACTATGCTTAATGTAGCTGAGGATGTATCAAGTGGTAAAGTTGATACTTCTGTAGTATTAGATAAATTTGAAAAGTCTTGTAATATAAATCTAGTAACTGATTTAGGTTTAGATCTTTATAGTGATATTGACTTGCTTATAGATGATATCAACTCTGTAGAACGACATGTTCCTAGTACTTGGGATTGGTTGGATGAAACTTTAGGTGGAGGCTTTCTTGAGGCTGGTAAATCTCTATATGTATTTGCAGGTGAAACTAATATTGGTAAGTCTATCTTCTTGGGTAATATTGCTACTAACATAGCTCAACAAGGTAAGAATGTTTTATTAGTAACTCTTGAGATGTCTGAGTTATTATACGCGCGTAGATTATGTACTAACGTAACGAAGATACCTATGAAAGAGCTAGCTGGTAATACTCCTTCAATTAAGCAGGCAATAAAGAGTGAAGAAGGTAAGATTTTTATTAAAGAGTTTCCTCCTTCAACTATCACTCCAAGTCAGTTAAAGGGCTTTGTTAAAAAGTTTCAAGATAAGGGTATTAAGTTAGATGCTATAGTTTTAGATTATCTTAACTTGATGCATTCTACTATGGGTAATAATTCATATGAACGTATTAAGCATGTGACTGAGCAAGTTCGTGCAATGAGTTATATTTTTGAATGTCCTATTATATCAGCTACTCAGTTAAATAGATCAGGCTTTGATACTGATAATCCTGATCTTGCTACTATATCTGAATCTATTGGATTAGCTGCTACTGCTGATGTTATTGTATCTATATATCAAAACGAAGAAGATAGAGAACTTGGTATTATTAGACTTGGTATGATGAAAAATCGATATGGTCCTCGGGGTACTACTCAAGCTATGCGAATAGATTATAGTACTTTATCTATCGAAGAAGCTGATGATATTGAGTTTGAAGATGATGGGAATGAAACCCTAAGCGCTTTAGTAGGACTTGCACAATAAGGAACTTTTTGTAAATATAAACAGTGAATATCCAAGTATGGACTGATACTGATTTACACGGAGCAGGCGGGACTCTGGTATTGCAGTGGTTATATAAAGACAGTAAAGCGTTTAATATAAACGATGTTACTGAGTCTACGTTTACTGGACG